AACACTGCTTTAGGTAGCAGGACAACAAGCAATGGTGTATTGGTAACTAGTGTTGGTACTTTAGCAAGTACAATAATCGCTGATAGTGCAGGTTCAAAAGCAACATCAGTTGGATTATTGGCAAGTGCTATTATTGCATTAAGTATCGCAAGTAAAGTAGATAGTGTTGGTGTCTTAGAATCTACTGTAATTGCATTATCTACAGCAAGTAGGGTTAATAGTGTAGGTGTACAGGCAAGTACAATAATTGCTGATAGTGCAGGTTCAAAAGCAACATCAGTTGGATTATTGACAAGTACTATTATTGCATTATCTACAGCAAGTAAAGTAGATTCAGCAGCAAGCAGAATCGAATCAGCAACAGTGAGTATTTTATCTAAAATAGCATTATTACCAAGTACATAATATTTAAAATTTAAATTTGAAATAGGAGTGTAATTTTATGATTATTTGTCACATAGCGCCCTTTGCTCCTGCTAGATGCGGATTATATGAAGCAGCAAGGGACATGATAAAAGCAGATGCATTAGCAGGACATACAGTAATATTTATAGATGCTGGTGTATCATCAAATGGAGTACAAGAGACACCTGTCATTGGTGGTAAAGATGATAGGGGTAATTTTAGTTTAGTAACAGGACATCCAGATCAAATAAATGATGCTGATTTAATTATTATGCACACTGGATGTCCGGATGCATGGTTGGTTGGTACACAAACACCGTTGATTTGGACAGTTCATGGTAGACCAAAAGCCTGTTTTTTACCATCAAACGGTTCAAGCTACGAGTTATACAGGACCGTTTCTAAATGGAAAAGGTCTAAAAAAATGTTGTATTTTTGGCCAGAATTTAAAGAAGATTGGGAATTTAATTTTAACGGTAAAGATTTAATTTTAGAATTTCCAGTTATAGACCATGAAAGGTTTTCGCCTGAAGGTGAAAAATATAATATTATTAAAAAAGGACAAACTAATGTTCTAATTTGTGATTCAGACAGGGAAGATGTAGGACTTTATAATTTAATGGTTGGATTAATTAACACATCTAAACACATAAAAGGGTTGAAATTCCATTTTATTGGATGTTTTGATTTTCCGATTTCAAATAGATATCAGATATTGATTGATAGGTTAAATGAATTAGGGACATTGGGTGATGTGATCGGAAGGGTAGCAAATATTGAAACAGCATATAGGGCAATGGATGTGTTAATATCACCTAATAAAATAATAGTTAGGACGATTGCAGAGGCATTAATGTGTAAATTACCTGTAATCGCTCAAAATGGATGCAAAGTTGCCCATGTGTGTTGTGATATGGATAATCCTGAAGATGTAAGAAAAGGATTTGAAATATTCTTAGATGATTCTAATTTTGATGATAGGTCACATTTATTCACAATGGAAAATTATAGTAAAGTAATGAATCCTATTTATGAGCAGGTGGTTAAGGGGATGTGATTACAAAATGATTAAATTAGTAAACAATGTAGGGAAATTTATGAAACAAATTGACGAAAATGAAAAGGCTGCAATGGAATTGATTGGTGAATTTGTAGTAAATAAAATGAAAACTTATGTTGCTGTAGATACGGGATATTTACAGTCAAGATGTGAATATAAGATAAATAGGAATGAATTGTTTATACAGAATGACGCTAGTTATGCTGGATATCAGGAGAATGGGACGTATAAGATGAAAGCACATCCATTTTTTAGACCAGCAGTCTATAACCATATAGGTGAAATTAGGGATATTGCAGCAATGGCATATAGTAAAGGCATTAAATGAGATGATTAAGGATGGTGATTGAATGATAGCATTTGGAAATTTAAAAAAATATATAGCAAGTAGGATTGATGTGGTTGTTTTATCAGATGTTTTTACAAATAAATCACCAGCTAATAATTTTACAAATTATATAGTTATCACATTCCCATCATCAAGTTTTGATAATATTATCCAAGAAAATTGGATGATTCAAATAGATTTTTGGAAAAAGTCTGATGTTGATAATGTTGATAGTACAGATATACAGTTGGATGTTGAGAATGTAAAAAGTTGTTTGAATAATAGTTATGATACACAAATAGATGGATTTTACAGATGTTATATTGAATTTGAAAGTGAAATACCAGATCCAGATCCATCAGTATATCATTACCAACAAAGATATCAAGTAAAGGTTTATTAACCTTAAAGGAGGTTTTATATATGGCAGTTGGAGTAGTGACACCAGTTGTACCAGTCGCCAATGATATAGTTTTAGGCGAAGTTAAATTATATGCTAATTATGAATGTCCTGATGCTTTTGAACTAGGAGCGTTAGAGGGTGGTATTAAATTAGACATACAAAGGAAAATTGATGAGATTAAATTTGATGGTGGATATGGAATGTATTTAGATTCAGCAGGTATACCACTTAGAAGATATAATGAGTTTAACGTCAAAGTAACGGCTGAATCATTAGTATTAAAGTATGAAAACAATAAAATAATCAGTGACTGTGAAACAACAGATACTGGTTGGGCTGCTAAAGATTGGGCTGCTACTGGTGGAACGTACACAGCAGAAACAACTTTAAAATTAAAAGGCGACCAGAGTGCAAAATGTGTAGCCAGCACAACACTTTATGGTATCCATAATGCATTTGCAACACCACAAAATTTAACTGTATTTGATAATGGTGAAACAGCAGCAACTTCAGACTACATTGCATTTGGGATTTATATAAGTAGTGGTGAAATTACTAATTTAGGTACAAGTAAAATAAGATTAAATGTACACAAAGATGCAGTGCCAACAGTTACTAACTTATATTATTATGATGTGGTAGCAAGTGCTTTAGTTGCTGGATGGAATGTATTTAAGATAGCAAAATCAAGTTTTACTCAGACAGGGACAGCTTCATGGAGTGCAGTAACAGGTATTAGTTTTCAATTAGTTGGTGCTCCATCCGGAACTACAACTTTTTATGTAGATGCTATAAGTTTATTACAAGTTGTCACTAAAGGTACAATGTTACCTATAAATGGCGCAAACTTGACAATGACAGACCAAACAACATATAAAAGTATAGTTGGTGATTTGGAAATCACTGATGCTGATTACTTTGAAAATATCGCAATTGTAGGGCAAAAGCACGACGGTAAACAATTTATTGTAATTGTAAGGGATGTTTATAATGATGGTGCAATAAATTTGGCATTAAAAGAAAAAACACAAGTTGTAAATGGGACAGAATTTACAGGTCATTTTAAAGCAGGAAGTCCAACAACTTGCCCAATTTCAATCAGGGATTATACATCATAAGGAGGTGTTAAAATGTCAATAGGAGTATTTACCCCGGAAGTACCAGTTGCAAATGATATATTATTGGGTGAAGGTACTGTATATGTGAATTATGGTGTTGCTGGTGAAGCGATAATTGGAGCGACAGAAGGTGGTAGTAAATTTGTAATCCAAAGAAAAGTTATAGATATGAAATATGATGGTGCATATGGACCGACCAAAAGCTTAAAAAGAGTTGATTTATTTATACCGCAATTAATCATCAATTTCCTGAAATTAAATTATACTACACTGGGTTATGGTGTACCTAGTACAGTAGCTACATATACAACATATAAGGAATTTACATTTGATTTGGACATAGTTGCAGCAGATGTATTGACTAATGTTGCATTTATAGGACAAAAACACGATGGTAAAGCTGTAAAGATAATAGTACAAAATTGTATTAATGATGGTAATATATCTCTGAATTTTAAAGAGAAAACACAAGTAACTAGTGACATGCAATATACTGGTCATTATGCAGCAGCAACCCCAACCACACCACCTTTTGAATTTAGAGAGTATGTATAATAAGAAAAGGAGAATAATAAATGGATATTATCGATAGGAAAATAAAATATAAAGAATCATTTTATGTCTTTGATATGTTGTCATTACTAGATGGTGATGTATTAAAAGAGATAATGAATAAAACAACAAATAAAGATATGAATGATAAGAAATCAGTAGGTATTGATATAATTTTATTTATCATAAAAAATTTAAGAGTTGTAAAAGGTCCTTTAGATAAACTGATAGCATCTTATATTAATTTAGATGAGAATGCAGTCGGTGAACTAGATTTAGATGATATTATATTGGTTTTAAAATCATTGGTAAACAATGGTTTGCCGAATATAATACTGACATGGTTTAAAAATCAAGGTGTTGGTGCTGATTTTTTGGAGAAAACGGATGTACCGACAATTTAATGTATATTTATAAAGATTTTAAATATGTACAATATATTATAAATTTGGAATTCGATGAAGGCTATGATTTATATCAATTATGTATTAAAAGGATAAATGATGAAACCATTAAACGTGAAGATGATAAGTTATGGTTAGCCTTTATCAATTCTGGATTTGAAGGTACATTCGAAGATTTCAAAAAACAATTGCAAAGAAAATCTAATATTACACACATTGATGATCGGGATCGGGATAATGATATAAATAGGATTATCAAGGACAGTGAAGACTTAAGAAAAAAAATGCAGGAGCAAGACAAATTAGAAAATTTAAATAAAATAATGAATGAGGTGATAATGTGATAATTACACCAGCACAATGTAAAGCATTATTACAAAATAATACCTTGACAGATTTGTCTATTAACACATACATCCCAGTTGTTGAACAGGCTATATGTGATTATTGTAAAGATGATTTTTTAGACAGGTCAATATTAAATAACGGATATTATTTAAATGCTTATATACAAAGTAGCAAATTAACATTTACACAAAGTACAAATAGTGTAAATGATTCAGATAGCAAGTTGGACACTTATAATTTTAAAGTTGGGGACAGTGTTAGGACATATTTTACAAGAAATAACCCTAACACATTTACTATTAAGAGTATTAGTGCATCTTCAATTGTTTTTGAAAACTTGAATGAAATAGCAGATGAAAACTTTGGAAGAAATATATTAATAGCAAGAGTTTATTATCCAAAGCCATTAATGTTAATTGCTGCACAAATGATTAAATTTAATTTATCTAAAATTGATTTAGCATTAAAAAGTGAACATATCGATGATTACACATATACAAATTATGATAAGTATATAGATGGTTATCCTCTGAGTATAATGGGTTCTTTAAATAATTATCGTAATTTGTATAGAAAAACATTACCAATGAACTGGCAGTTAGGTGGTATGTACTGTGATTGCTGATTTTTACGTACCATGTGAATTAAAGAAAAAAGTAGGAAATAATAAAAATGATAAATTTGAATATACAAATAATTATTCTACTATTCCAATGAACGGATATTTAGGTAGTAGTAATGATATTGAATTATTAATAGATGGCAAAACTACAGTGAGGACACAGGCAAGATTTTATTGTGATAATTTAGATATAGATTATGGTGATTTAGTATTGTATGAAAGTATAACTTATAGGGTTATACAAGTACCACAAAACACAATTCATAAAGACCATCATATGAAATTGATGCTTGAAAAGGTGGTGTAATAAATGCAAATATTTGACCTGATAGGTACCATTACATTGCAAGGTGCTGAAAAGTTTGGAAGTCAATTAACACAGTTAGGTTCTTCTATGTCTAAAATGGGATCAAGTATAACTAAAGTCGGTAGTGATATAACAGATGCAATAACTAAACCGATTGTAGGATTAATTGAATTTGGGTTTGAATATGATTCAACTATGCAAAATCTAAATGCATCATTTGCAACTATGTTAGGTAGTCAAAATAAGGCAATTAAACTTACTAAAGAACTGACTGAACAAAGTTTGAAGACACCTTTTCGAACTGTGGAACTTGCTGAGTATGCTAAAACATTATTGAATTATGGGTATACTAATGAACAGGTCATCCCTGAATTAACACGTTTGGGTGACGTAAGTTTAGGTAATGCAACTAAATATGGTATACTATCTACAACTATGGGTAAAATCAATGCTATGGGTAAATTACAAGGTGGTACACTTAATTCACTCATAAAACAAGGATGGAATCCACTTGAACAAATTACTAAAAAGACTGGTGAAACAACTGAAGAAGTAAGATCAAGAATGAGAAAAGGTGCGGTTACAGCTAAAGAAGTCGAACAAGCGTTAATTGATGCAACATCGGCAGGTGGCCGTTTTTATAAAGGGATGGAAACTGGTAGTAAAACTTTTAGTGGATTAATGTCAACATTGATTGATAGGATTGAAATATTTGCTGGATTATTATCTAAACCAATATTTGATAAAGTAATGCAATTAATGCCTAAAGTTAATGAAATAGTAGGTAAACTCACACATTCAATGGAGAATTTAAGCCCTGGAATGAGGACTGTTATTTTAGTAGTATTAGCTTTAGTTGCTGCAATTGGTCCATTAATAATGGTTTTAGGTGGATTTCTAAGTATGATTGGTTTTGCCATAACTGGTATAGGTGGTTTGGTTACTGCATTTACTGCAATATTTAGTCCAATTGGACTTGTTGTTATTGCTATAACTGGTATGATTGTTGCTTTTGGTGCTTTGCTATTAACTTCTAGTGATGTAAGAAAAGGAATAGCAGATGCATTTAGTAATATAGTTAATAAAATTAAAGAAGCTGCAATATTTATAAGTAAACATATTAATGATATAAAAGATGCTTTCAAAGGGTTATTGAGTGCAATTGAGACAGGTGACTGGACAAAGTTTGTTGATGCTATGAAAAAGATGTTCCCGTCAAAAGAAGATCAATCTACAATTGTAGATTTGATTTTAAAATTTGAGAAATTTAAGAAAAGTTGTATTGAAGTAAGAGATTCATTAATTAAATTTGGTCAATCTTTTGGAGATTTATTTAAAGCAATAGGTAAATTAGGAGATGCAATTGATGCGATTGGTGGTTCTAATGAAAAAGTAAATAAAACACATAAAAAACATAAAGAATCATTATCTGAATTGATAGATGTGTTTACTAGTGTTGTTAAAGGTGTCACTAAGTTTGTAAATGCCTTGGTTGATTTACAAAAATGGGGTACATCAGCATCAAAAGCAATGGATAAATTTCCAGGTCAAGTTGCAGATGCAATTAAAACTTTACCAGGTAAAGTTTTAAAAATAATAACAGATGCCTGGGATGGTGTTAAAAAGAAAACAGATCAATCATGGAATAGTATTACTAAAAATTTAACAGATACATGGAATACAATAAAGAAAAAAGCAAATGATACTTATAATGGAATTATAAAATTTATATCAGATAAATGGACTGAATTAAAAACTAAAACAAAAAAAGCATGGGATGATATTGTAAATGGTGTAGTTGGTGCATTTATGTGGTTATATAACCATAATTATTATTTTCATGATTTAGTTAATTTCATACATAATAAATTTGTGTGGTTAAAAACTAAAGCAATTGAAACCTGGGATGCAATCAAGAAATATATTGTTGATAAATGGACTGAATTAAAAACTAAAGCAAGTGAATTATGGGAAAGTATTAAAAAAGTTGTAACTGACACATGGGATGGTATTAAAACTAAAGCAAATGAATCATGGAATAATATTAAAAAAGTTGTAAATGATGCTTGGGAAAATATCAAAAAAACAATAATGGATTTTATAAACCCTATCGTAAAATCAGTGACCGACACATGGGATAAGGCTAAAAAAGCAACAAGTGATACAATTGATGGTATTAAAAAAACAGTAAGCAAACTTTGGGATGATATTGTAAATTCTATCTTTGGTAAAGCAGATTCAGCTAAAAAAGCAGGTTCACACGTTGCGACAAATGCTAAAGATGGAATAACTGGTATATTTGATGATGCTTATAAGTGGGGTGCAAATGTAATAAGTGAATTGATAAAAGGCATAGAAAGTAAAGGTAAAGCATTAGCAAAGGCAGCATCTAATGCAGCAGCAACAATTGCTAAATTTTTAGGATTCCATTCACCAACAAAGGAAGGGCCCGGTCATGATGCTGATAAATGGATGCCAAATTTAATAAATATGATGAGTCATGATATAGAGTCAGGTGTAAATAAAATTAAAAATGCAACAGCAAAATTAAGTGCTGTATTAAATCCTGCAGCAGGGTTAAAAATAAATACAAACCAATCAATGACTACAAATATACCTAATAAATTTAACACATCAGGTACTAACATAAATTTAACCATGTATAACAACATTGATAAAAACGTAGATTCAAATAAATTATTTAATGATTTTATGAGGAAATTAAAACAAAGTGGGTTGGTGATAACTCATGCTTAGATATGCATTAATCAATGGTAATAAAGTATTAATTGATACCAATTGGAGATTCAACAAGTCTATAAATGCACAAACAGCATTTAGTTGTACTATAATAGATTTATTAGATACCCAATTTGTATTAAAAGGTAATGATATAAAATTTTATGATGGATCCACTTTAATTTGGGCAGGTATTATCATATCACTTGAAAAATATGAAGAAGTACCCGGTGTATTATATTATGACCTTGAGATTGCAAGTTATGAATATATATTAAATAGAATAAAAGTAACAGAAGCATATGAAGGGCAAACGGCGGGCTATATAATAAAGGATATTATAACTAAATATTTATTAAATGATTATATCATTGCAGGTACAATTCAAAATGGTATCACATTCGATAGAGTTGTATTTAATTCTACTAGTGTATATGATTGTTTAAATACTATACGTACATCTAATTCTGGATATAATTGGTGTGTTAATTTCGATAAAACAATAGATTTTTATCAAATGCAAACTTACAAATCAGAATCGATAATTAATAGTTCATTTATTCATAGAAACTTTAGATATCATGATGATTTAAGTGAGTATAGAAATGTCCAGTATTTTGAAGGTGGGTTAAAACACACAGCGATACAAACCAAATATAAGCCGTCTCCAAAGCCAGACGGAGTTTCTAGGGATTTTACATTAAAATATGGCTTATGGATGCAACCGGCAATTTATATAAACTCAGTACAAATTAATAAT